GGGAATATGGGAATATGTAATGAGTCAATTGCAAAAAGGTGGATTAGGTATATTACATGATACATTAGGAGGCTTAATTGATAAGTTTGATACAATTTTTAATGCATTAGATTTACCTTCGCTTCCTACATTAACAGATTTAGATGTAGAACAATTAATAAAAGATAAAATAGAATCTATAGAAAACCAAATTAAAAGCGCACCAGATGATCTTAAAGATTCGTTGCGCAAAAAAGCTATAAAGACATTAGAATCAATTGAAATTGCAGGATTTTCGCTTATGGATTTATTAGGTGGAGAACCAAACGATTTCGTAGAGAGCATGGAAGGGAAAATGGAAAGGTTTAAAAAACGATTAAGAAACTTTGGTGAAGAATGGCCTAAATATTTAATCCAAAAGTGGATGGAACTAGTTACAGCATTCTTAGAAGCTATAGGATTATCTGCATTATTAGACTGGATAACATTTACATTTTGTGATTTCTTAAAGCTAATTGGTATGCCAACAGAAATTGTTATACCAACAAAGTTTAATTTGGTAGCAGTTCCAGCTATTCCTGAGGTATAAATAGATATATGGCAAATTATTCTGGAGACAAAACAGCAAGTTCGGGACCAATATCAGTTGTGTCTCGGAAAAAAGGTTGGGCTGATCTTAATTTAAGCTTAACTCCGCACCCAATTAGAAAGGATATTATACCTTTAAAGGATGATGCTGCTATTAAGAACGCAGTTAAGAATCTAATATTAACTAACTTCTTTGAAAGACCTTTCCAACCAGAAAAGGCAGGAAATCTTAGAGGTCTTTTATTTGAACCCGCTGATGGTATAACAAAATACGAATTATCAGATGGAGTTAGAAGAGTATTAGAAGATTACGAACCTAGAATAAAAGTACAACATGTCGGAATAGTCGATGAAGGGGAAATAAATTCCTACACGATTACAGTATATTTCGAAATAATAAATCTTAATACTACATCAACCGTAGAAATAGTATTACAAAGACTAAGGTAACAGAATGGCAACTAACTTAAAAATAACAGAATTAGACTTTGTCGATATTAAAGACAATCTAAAAAACTTCCTTAAAAGCCAAACGGTTTTTAGTGATTATGACTTTGATGGTTCAGGCCTTAGTACTCTGCTTGATGTATTAGCGTATAATACACATTATAACGCCATGGCAGCTCACCTAGCTTTAAACGAAGCTTTCTTAGACTCAGCTCAAATTAGAGGTAATGCAGTTTCAAGAGCTCGTATGCTAGGGTATGTACCTTCATCACAATTATCACCAAAGGCTACAGTAAAATTAGTAGTAAACGTAGTAGGCCAAACAACAAAACCTGCAACAATATCTTTACCACGTGGTACTAAATTAAGTACCTCAGTTGATGGTGAAACATTTCAGTTTATAACAATTGCAACACAAAATGCAAAGCTACTGAATGACACATATACATTCGACAATGTATCCGTTGCTGAAGGTTCATACAACTCTATTAAATACAGAGTTGATAATGATATATCAAATCAAAAACATCAATTGCCTCATACAAATGCTGATACTTCTACGTTAAGAGTAAGAGTACAAGCTAATGAAGAATCAAGTTCGTTTGATATATTTACACTATTCACTACTCTACTCAGTGTAGATTCTACTTCTAAGATTTATCATTTACAAGAAAATTCAAATGGTTATTATGAAACTTACTTTGGTGATGGAGTCACTGGCTCTAAACCTAGTAATAATAATATTGTAACTATGGACTATATCTTTTCAAATGGAACAGAAGCAAATGGTGCTAAAGTATTTACCATGGTAGATAATATAGCCGGCTTTGCAAATATCGCTGTAACTACAATAACTGCCGCGGCAGGTGGTGCAGATCAAGAAACATTAGAATCAATTAGGTATAACGCACCGTTAACATTTACATCTCAAAATAGAGCTGTAACTTCAGATGATTACCGAGCTATTATTCAAAGAGAATTCTCTAACATCGATGCAATATCAACTTGGGGTGGTGAAGATCAAACTTCTCCAGATTATGGTAAAATTTATATTGCCATTAAACCAAAAACCTCAACAACATTATCAGTCAACGAGAAAGCACAGATCACTGGTAATATTCTAAAGGGTAAGAACGTAGTAAGTATTACACCTGTTATAGTAGATCCTAATTATACATTCTTAGAATTAGATGTAGCCTTTAAGTTTAATCCTAACTTAACAGATAGAACTGAAGTAGAACTACAAGCTGTTGTATCAGATACTATCGACGATTATTCATTAAATGATTTAAATAAGTTTGATGGTGTGTTTAGACATTCGGCTTTGTTAAAAGCAATCGATTCATCTGATCCTGCTATTCTTAACTCAACAGTAAGACCATTCCTATTTAAAAATATTACTCCTCTTACAACAGAGGCTAACAACTTTACTTTAAATTATGCAGGGTCTTTCTATGTTCCTGGTGGATTAGACGAATCATGTATATCATCTACCGCGTTTAAAAAAGGTGGAATTGATAATTACTTTGGAGATAAAGCAATCGTTGATTCAGACGTTAGACAAGTGTTTGCATACAAATTAATAGGAACCACTAAGGTTACAACCATAGACAATGCTGGAACAGTAAATCCTGGAACAGGCGCTGTAATTCTTCATACATTTATACCAGATGATGCGACAGTTATTAGAATAAGTATTGTACCTAATTCATTAGATATTGCTCCTAAGAGAGATGAATTAATTTCTATCGATGCATCTAGAACGACTATGACAGCTGAAAGAGATTCAATCGCTGTATCAGGTTCTTCTGGTAGTATTGATTATACCACAACATCAAGATTTAGATCGAGTACATAATGCCAAAATACGGATCAGATTCAATTAATCCTTCTTACATAGAATCGAAAGCTTCTATGAAAAGAAAGACGAAAGAAGTTTTACGTATAGACCAATTAATTCCTAGTGAAATATTACGTGATTCTGATAGAGGTCCTGATAAAGCAGATATAAAAACTCTATTAGAAGAATACTATAAGTTCATGAATATGGATGAGTTTATATATGACCAAACTGAAGTATTCACAGATATTATCAATTCAGATAGAGCTGTGTTTAGGATTAAAGATCCAACACAAGACAATAACGAATTCTTTTCAGACTTTGATGGTGCAAACTCAACATTAGTATTAACTAATGATACAACACCACCTTCAACTACTACTATTGCATTAACTAATGCGACCGTACAAATATCAAACGGTAATGAACTACCCGGAACATTAAAGAATCTTACAACTGAAGTCGGTAAAACATTCTCTGTACTCTTTCCAGTCGCTGGTGCTGCAGGTTATGTTAATCATAATACAAAAAGCGCAGTATTAACAACCCCAGTAAAACATTGGGTTGGTCCTGGACCATCATATATTCTAAACGCTATTGAAGAAGCATTAAACATTGACGAAAACACAGATGATTATTTAGAGTTAATGCAAAAAGAAATAGCTCAAGCGATACCAAGAAATCTTACAGTAGATAAAAGATCTTTATATAAAAACATAGTAGATTTTTATAAGCTAAAAGGAACTACCGATTCAATTGAAATTTTCTTTAGATTATTATTTAATGAAAACGTAGAAACTGAATTTCCGTTTGATAAAACATTAATACCTTCATCGGGTAAATGGGACACAGGTCTAGAAAGATATTTGGACCATAAAGGATTCTTATCAGACAATATTAAATTACAAGATTCCAAGTTCTATCAAAAGTTTTCATACGTAGTACGAACTGGTAAGAACTTAAGTGATTGGGGACCAGCATTTGAAAAATTAGTGCATCCTGCAGGATTTATATTCTTTGGTGAAATTTTAATTTTAACTCAATTAACTCGTGCAGTATTAGGCGATAACGTAAGACAAGATTTAGTTGAACTAGATAGAGGATTCAGCGAAGGAACTGCTGGTAAGATACCAGTTCCTGGTCAGCCTGGATATGTATACACATATAAAGATGTCTACGGTAGATTAAATAGAAAAACATTATCATCAATGCCTGGATTACAACCCGGTGTTATTGGTGCAGAAGATGTGGCTCTATTAGTAGAAATGTTTGCATCAACCTTCTTACCAAATTTAGAAGCTAAGCGACATGAATCTGGACAACTCTCAGTAAATCTTAATGCATCTAATGTAATTTCTAGTGTGAGTATTGTTAATCCAGGATTCGGATATCCAGTAAATTTAGCAACTGAATCAATTGTCAATGGACAAAAATTATATACAGGACCTGCTATCACAGTATCAGGTGACGCAGTAACAGGACAAACGATTTCAGATGCTAGTATATCATCCTTAATAGATGGTAATGGCCGAATTGATACAGTAACAATCAGTAGTGGTGGTAATAATTATGCTACTGCTTCGGCATCTCCTGCTGCTAATACAAACCAAACTAAAATAGCAGCTATCGCACAAGCTAATTTTGCAAATAAGAGTTACTTCTCTGCACCAGGCATTATATTAGATGCTCCTACTGCTAAAGATTCAGATGGCGTACCTTTAGCTTCAAATGTACAAGCAACTGCAAGGACTACAATCGGTGCGAATGGTCAAATCAATGCAGTTGAAATACTTAATGTAGGTTTCGGCTATGTCACACAGCCTAAAGTAAGAATAGATTCCGCAACTTCCTCTGAAGAAAGAGCACAAGATGTTAAAGAAATAGCTATTATTATGTTGAATCATGTGGCCACGGAAGTTAACAGCCCTAATTTTAGGACTCTAATTAATAATAATTACTTTAACAATAAAAAAGAATCGTATTACTCAAACAAAAAGTTTAGGGATGGATATCCAATAAGCTTTTTTTCTGACAATACTATTCAAAACTCGTATTCAAGTGTTATAAATAACTATAACACCAAAACAATTATACATCAGGAATAAAATAATGACAGCAATAGTAACAACACCATTCAGAGTAGTCAATGCTCAAAACTTTAAAGAGGACGTATCATCTACTTCTTCAAGTGTGTATGTAGCCATTGGTAAATCGGACGCATGGTCTAATGCTACAAGTGATACCACTGATACGACACCTTTCACACCTTCAGACAGAATCGATGATTTATCTGAAGCATACCAAAACATGATTGGTATGAAAAAAATAACTGCAGGAGAAGTAGCTCATATTGTCCCAAGACATACCTGGACAGGTAGTACTTCCTATGTTGGTTGGGATTCAGATGATGCAACTATATACGATAAAAAATTCTATGTCATTACATCAGAATTTAAAGTATACAAATGTATAGAAGCAGGAGCTTCGGTTTCATTAGTTGAACCAGTACATATTAATACTGTTCCAACTGCAGAGACGGATGGATATAAATGGAAATATATGTTCACTGTCACAGTTGTAGATGCTGAAAAATTCTTAACAACCTCATACATGCCAGTCAATACATTAGGCTTTCCAAGTGTTGCTACAGTAAGTGGCGCGGTATCAAATTCAACGTCAGTAACGTTAGCAGCTTCAAACACATTCGTTAAAGCTGGTCAATTGGTAACAGGATCTGGTATATCTGCAGCAACTACAGTAGCAAGTATTAGTGGAACGGCATTGGTATTATCAACTGCTAGAACAATACCTGATACAACCGTATTAACCTTTGGTAGATTTGCTACAACTGATGTTAACTTTGCAAACCAAACAGCTCAAATTAATTCAAGAGATCATGCTAATGCAGCAGGTATTGAAAGATTCGAAATTACTGCAGGTGGTACAAGTTATACTAGTGCTCCTACTGTTACTATAACAGGTGACGGAACAACTGCAGCAGGAACAGCCGTAATAGCTGGTGGAGCCGTTACAAAAATCAATGTAACTAATAAAGGAACTGATTATAGTGTAATTGATGTAACACTAAGTGGGGGTGGCGGAACTGGTGCAACAGCAAGGGGTGTTATTGCACCTCCAAAAGGGCATGGAACTGATCCTATTTCAGAACTAGGTGCATTCTTTGTAGCTATTAATACTCAATTAACTGGTTCGGAAGGTGGTGATTTAACAGTAGGAAATGATTTCAGACAGATTTCATTAATTAAAAATCCAACTACTTTTGGTACAGATACAGTTGCAACAGCTTCAACATTGAGAGCTAGGAAATCATTAAAACTTGCATCATCTGCGAGTTTAACTGGATTTGCAGTAGACCAAGTTATACAGAAAAGTGGTGGCGCTGGCTTTAAAGCATACCTAGTTGAAATTGATACTACTAATAAAGTATTATATTACTATCAAAATTCAAAAACTGGATACGCTCTTCCAACACAATCAGATACTATAGTAGGAACATTACCAAACGGTGGATCTGCAACATTAGATCAAACGAATGGCACCTCATGGTATGGCCAATCGGTAAACGGATATGGTCCGGAAGTTAAAAGTAATAGTGGTCAATTAATATTCTTAGAGAATAGAGATCCTATCAACAGATCATCATCACAAATTGAAGATATTAAATTAATTGTTGAATTCTAAGAAAAGAGTTTAAAGAGAGAAAAATATGGGAATTACGAGAGTTAGAAATTATAACATTAGTCCTTACTATGATGACTTTGATGAGAGCAAAAACTATCATCGAATTCAATTTAGGCCTGGCCATGCAGTACAAGCGAGGGAATTAACTCAGTTACAAACTGCGTTTCAAGCCCAACTAGATAGATTAGGTCAGTATAATTTTAAAGATGGTTCAAGAGTTATAGGTGGTAAAGTTACTCTCAATACTGAATATGATTTTATTAAATTAACAGATGCTTCATTTACACATTCATCAACTACATATAACACTACATATCAAGGGGCTAATTTAGTTGCTTTAGTTGGTACAACCATTACCGGAACAGGTCAAAGTGGTAACCAAGTAAGTGCTTTTGTATTACAAGCTATTGCAGCAACTGGATCAGATCCAGCCACATTATATATTAGATATATAAATTCTGGTGGAGCTAATAAGACAGTAGAGAAATTTATAGCTGGCGAAGTATTTTCTAACAGTGCAGGCTCTGCGCTCTTTGGAAAAGTAGGAGCAACAGGAATTACTCCTGTAGGTCAGGGTGCTGTAGTTAACATAGAAGAAGGTTCATATTTCATAGCAGGAACGTTTGTATACGTAGCAGGTCAATCTTTAATTCTTGACAAGTATACTAATACACCAAGTTATATTATTGGTCTTAACGTTACAGAAACTTTTGATACTGATAATTCAACAGATCCTTCACTAACAGATAACGCTTTAGGAGCTCCAAACTATGCTGCTCCAGGTGCTCACAGATATAAAATATCAACTGCATTAATTAAAGAATCTTTAACATCACCGAATACAACTTTCGGTAATTATATTCTGTTAATGAAAATTAATGCTGGAGTTATTCAAGTTGAAACCGCAACTAAAACTGGCGGAACAGAACTTACTTCAAGATTAGCAAGAAGAACACATGAAGAATCTGGAAACTATTCAGTAAGACCATTCACACTTGATATAAGAGAACATTTAGACAACACATCAGGTAATGGTGGTTACTTAACATCAGGTAATGGCGGAAGTGCTACTAAATTAGCAGTAGGAGTTGAACCTTCAACTGCATATGTAAATGGATTTAGAATAGAAAACCTAGCGACTAAATATGTTGCAGTAGATAAGCCAAGAAACTTTGTGAATGAAAATGAACAATCATTACAAATGTCAGTTGGTAACTATGTTAAAGTTACTTTATCAACAGTAAGAGGCATGCCAGACATTGGTGGTACTAAAGGTGCTTATAAAACAATAAGCTTACACAGTGCTATAACAGGTGGCGGAAGCGTTATTGGAACAGCAAGAGTCAGAGGATTCGAGCAATTCAGTGCAACGATATGGCATTTATTTCTATTCGATATAACAATGTCGGGTTCTAATACTTTCAACTCTGTAAGAAGTCTCAGTCAAGCAAATTCAAGTGGGCAAAACTTTGCAGCTGATTTAAAAGGAACTGTTGGTGCAAGATACGATACTGGTAATAATGGATTGCTATTTAGATTACCATACACTGCAGTAAAATCTCTACTAGATTCAACTCCACAAGATGCTCCAAGGTATGTTACAAGACAAAGAGTTGAAGCTTCGGTTTCTGGAACAGGCGCTAGTGCGGCTGCATCATTCAGTAGCTTTGGTGGAACATTACAATCTAAATCTGATATCATGATAGCTGTTGCAGGAAATCCTCCAGTCCCAGTACCAGTTAGTTGTGTAACTTCCAACGTTGGTGCCGGAACATTAGTAATTACTAATACTGGTAGTGCAATCGCTGGAATGGCAAGTGGAACACCACATGTACAAGTTATATTCTCAGTACAAAAAGCAACTAGTGGATTAAAATCAAAAACAAAACAAACAGTTAGTGCTCAATCATTTACTTATGCTGCAGCTACTGGGTTTATTCCATTAGATAAATCTGATATTAAAAAGGTTACAGCAATTACGATTGGTGGAGTTGATAAGCTATCATCATTTACATTAGATAACGGTCAAAGAGATAACTATTACGACGAAGGTAGGTTATATCCAGTAGATACATTAGCAAATGGAGTGGCTGTTGTTGTTACTTTCGAACATTATCAACATGGTAATGGAGATTACTTCTCAGTTAATTCATATGCAGCATCTGAATATGAAACAATACCTTCATTTAGTGGTATTAAAGGTAACTTAGAATTAAGAGATTGTCTAGACTTTAGACCTACTAAATCTTCAGCAGGTTCATTCACAGCTGATACAGCATTTACTGCTGGCACAGGATTTTCAAATGCAGATACGCCAAAACCTGGTTCTATATTACTAGCAGATGTATCTCATTATCTTCCAAGGATTGATAAACTTTATCTTACAAGAGAAGGTGAATTTAAAGTTGTTGTAGGTGTTGCAGATAGAAATCCTAAAGCGCCAGAAGATCCTAATGATGCAATGGTAATATATAATCTTAAATTTAAGCCTTATGTATTCTCACCATCTCC